TCCAGATTGGTCTTCTGCAATGCCTTACGCAGTGTTAGAGGACGAAATAGGGGATTACCTTATAAATGATTGTATAAATGGTTTCAGCGGCACTAAAGTTGTCAATTTTAACAATGGAGTACCAGACCCAGAGAAAATGCAATCAATTAAGAGCGATGTACTAGGAAAACTAACTGGAAGCAGAGGAGAAAAAGTAATAGTAGCTTTTAATAACAATTCATTTTCTAAAACTACGATAGATGACATTCCTTTGAACGATGCACCTCAACATTATCAGTATTTAGCTGATGAGTGCTTTAGAAAACTAATCGTTGGTCATAGGGTTACATCTCCAATGCTTCTAGGAATACGTGAAGGTAATGATGGACTAGGAAACAATGCAGAAGAAATAAAGAACGCTACACAACTATTTGACAATATAGTCATACAATGCTTTCAAGATCAAGTAATAGAGTGTTTAGATGCTATTTTGTCAGTTAATGATATAGCATTAGACTTATACTTTAAAACTCTTAAACCTCTAGACTTTAGCGATATTGACATAGTTAATAAAAAAATCATAGAAGAAGAAACTGGTTATGAATTAAGTCTAAAGAAAATAGATGGAGTAGATGTATATAAAACTAAAGAAGAAGCAGAAGCTAAAGCTTTAGAGCAAGGATGTCAGGGATATCACGAACATGAAGAAGATGGAGTTGTTTACTATATGCCTTGTGAATCTCACGATGAGGTAGTAGACTTAAAAAAACCGTATCAACCTGGATACGAGCAATATGGTATGAAAATGAAAAATGGTAAAAAAGTTCCTAATTGTGTTCCTATAAACATGAATGATGATGAAGTAGAAAATGTATTAGGTCATTTATCAAAAAGTGGAGAGGAAATGGGAGATAGTTATGTGTATGTTGATGAAATAGATGAAGATAGCGACATAGATAATGAAGATTGGGCAAATTATTTGATAAACGAAAAGAAAAGTACACTATCTAAAGTAAAAGGTTTATTAGGTTTAAAAGATGAAATAGATTCTAAGAAAAATGGAAGTTCTTTTAGCTATTTAGATTCTAAAAACGGATTATATAAAATAAGATACACTTATGCAAGAGGTTCATATAAACCAAGTCTTTCACAGAGAGACTTTTGTAGAAATATGATGAATATGGCAGATGCTGGATTAGTATGGAGAATAGAAGATATAGATAAAGCATCAAGAGAGGGAGTAAATAGAGAATTAGGACACAATAGACAACCCTATGATCTTTTTAAATTTAAAGGTGGAATATATTGTAGACACAAATGGAAAAAGGTCTTATATAGGCTAGAAAGCAATACAGAGCCATCAGAGAATTTAGGAAACTATAAAAAGACTAGAACTATTCCTAAAAGTTATATGAAAAACCCAAGAGGGTCAAAACAAGCTGGAATTGCGCCAGAGAATATGCCTAATAGAGGAGCGTACCCTAAATAAGATAAGAAATGGCAAAAGCATTATTTATAACAACTAAAGATATTAAAAGGTATTCTGTACTTTCTGGTAATGTAGACCCAGACAAGTTTATCTATATGGTAGAGATTGCACAAGATACAGAGGTACAAAATTATTTAGGAACAAAACTTTTAGAGAAGTTACAAGATTTAATTATAGCTGGAACTATAAACGACCCAGCTAACGCTTCATATAAGACGCTTTTAGAGACGTATGTGAAGCCTATGACTATTTATTGGGCATTAGTATGTTATATGCCTTTTGCTGCTTATACAGTGGCTAATGGTGGCGTATATAAACACACAAGTGAAAGTAGTGTAACAGTAGATAAAGAAGAAGTTGATTATTTAGTAGAAAAATATAGAGATATAGCACAATTTTACACAAATAATTTTATAGACTTTATGGTATATAATCAAAATACGTATCCAGAGTATAACTCTAACACAGAGGACGATACTTATCCAGATACAGCTAACGCAGATTTTGGTGGATGGGTATTATAAGATATAAACAAAAAAAAGAAAATATTGTAAAACTAAAAAGGTATTTAGAATATGTGGACAGAAAACAATACGTGGAACGTAGTTATAAACTACAAAATAAAAAGAAATAAATAAATGTGGGGAAGCATATATATAAAGCCGACTGGTATAACTTGGTGGGGAGATGGAGTTTGTGATAATACTGTCAATTGGGGATTGGTTTATAAGCCATATGTAGACTGTACACCTACTGCATTCTTTGAGATAATAGCAGAGAATGGAGATTACCTTCTTACAGAAGCGAATAACGAATTTATAATAACAGAATTTCAATAATATAAAATAAAATAAAATGGCAAATAAAAAATTTAGCGAATTTGTACTAAAAACTAGCACTAGTGATGTATCTCACATTGTAGGGTATAATGGAGCAGAGAATGTTCAAATAACACCAGCAAACTTTGTAACTGGTGGAGGTACAGGAGTTTTCCTTCCTTTAGCTGGTGGTACAATGGTAGGTAACACTATTCACAATGATAATGTAAAATCTATTTATGGTTCTCCTGGAAATGAATTAAGCATATATAATAATGGCACTAACCAAGATAGAATTGAAAGTTTATCATCTTTTTTAGTAATAGAAGCATCTAATTTAATTATTAGAAATAATGGTGGCACAGAAGATTATGCTAAATTTCAAGGTAATTTAGGAGTTGAGTTATATTATGATGGTTCTAAAAAACTTGAAACTACAAGCGTAGGTATATCAGTAACAGGAAATGGAGTATTTACAGGAGATGTTAATATAACACAATCTACAGATGTTGGAGTATTAAATACTACAAATCTCGAAAGTGGTGCTGCTGTTGGGTTAAGTCTTACTTACCCTACAAGTAATGTTGATGCTGGAGATGGTTTGGCTATAGCTATAGGTATTACAGGTAGAGGTCGTTCTTATATTGCCAATAGTAACCTTACTAATAATCTTGACGCTTCTAATCTTGAATTTTATACAGAGAGCGGCGGAGTAATTAATAAAGTATTAACATTAAGTGAAAGTAAAGATGCAACTTTTACTGGAGATGTAAATGTATTAGATGAGAGTGCAAGTGGTATAGCAAACGTACAAATAAAAGGTGGAGTATCAGGAGCTGGAGTTATTCAACTTTCTGGAAATGGAAATGCTGTTGGTACAGATAGTTTTGACTTGCTTCAAAATAGTGCTGGAGCATTTGTTTATAATAGGCATAATTCTCCTTTAGTATTTGCCACTAGTAATATAGAAAGAATGAGGCTAGATGCTTCAGGTAATTTGGGTCTGGGTGTTTCAAACCCTGGTGATTATGTAAGTGTATCTGCAAATAATTTTGTTTTAGGTAATACAGTTAGTAGTAACGGAATTACAGTTTTATCTGGAACTACTTCTTTTGGTAATTTAGCTTTCGCTGATGGTACAGGTTCGGGTAGCCAATACAGGGGTTTAATACAGTATGGTCACACTTTAAATTCAATGAAATTCTTTACAGAATCAATAGAAAGAATGGTTATTGATAATGCTGGAAATGTGGGCGTGGGTACTTCGACACCGAGTGAAAAATTAACTGTGGAATCTGCTGCTGGGTTTATAGCTACTTTTAAATCTTTAACTGCTAGTGATTTTAGACCAATTAGATTTCAAAACGCTGCTGGTAGTGATGTTGGATATTTAGGGAATGATGATTCTACTGATGAGTTCTTTTTAAGAGCAAATGACCAGCCATTAGTTTTTGGTTCTGGTTCTTCTGGAACTGAAAGAATGCGAATAACTTCGGCTGGAGATTTATTTCTTGGAACTACAGTAGTACCATCAAATGGTAGTGGTGGTAGTGCATTTCTAGCTGATTCAGCAGGTAGACGTATTTTAAAATTAAGCACAACAATTGCTACAACTATTGGGTTAGTAGAATTTGATAATCCAAATGGAATTGTTGGTAAAATAAGCTCAAGTGGTTCATCAACTATTTATGCTACTTCTTCAGATTATAGATTAAAAGAAGACTTACAAGACTTTAAAGGTTTAGATTTAGTTTCTAAAATACCTGTTTATGACTTTAAATGGAAAACAGATGAAAGCAGAAGTTATGGAGTTATGGCTCATCAGTTACAAGAAGTATTACCACAGGCAGTAACAGGCGATAAAGATGCAGAAGAAATGCAATCAGTAGATTACTCTAAAATAGTTCCTTTACTAGTTAAATCAATACAAGAACTATCTGCAAAATTAGAAGCTTTAGAATGTCAATGCGAAAAAAAATAAATAACAATTAATTAAATAAATAAATAAATTAAAATTATGGCACAATCTTATAAATGGAATTGTAAAACAGTAGATGTACACCCTTTAGAAGCTGGTAACAGCGATGTAGTATATAACGTACATTGGAGCATTTTAGCTACGTCTGACCAAAAAGACCCTGAAGGAGAATTTTACTCTGCTAGTGTATATGGAACTCAAGTAGTACCAGCACCAGAAGGAGCGTTTATTCCTTTCGCTGATTTAACCGAAGCTGATGTAGAAGCTTGGACTAAAGAAGCAATGGGAGAAGAAAAAGTAGCTTCATTATATGCTGGTTTAGATGCACAAATAGAACAAGAAATAAACCCTTCTTCTGTGCAAATGCAAATTGGAGGAGCAGAATAATATAAATATTTTTTTGTATATTTAATACAAATTTAAAAAACTATATTATGAAAATTACAGAAGAACAAATTCAAAAGGTTAATCAAGTTATTAATTCTCTACCTATTGCTTATTTACCACAAGCACAGGAGATTGTTAAAATCTTAAATGAGTCAATACCTAAAGATGAAAAAAGTAACAAAGAAAAAAAGTAAAAAGAAAAGTGTAAGAGTAGGGAAATATGTTTTTCCTACTCAAGCATTAGCTGAAAAGTTTATTGATAAACAATCTAGTTCAGATAATTTATTTGCTAGACTAGGTTTAAGAGATTTTGGTTATTTAGTAGATGTTCTTTGGTATGATGAATCTGAAGATTGGTTAGAATTTGAAGTAAGCGTAAAAGGAGAAGGATGCCACCAATTCAAAGGATTCAAGTATGCCAATTCCTAATCTTAAACCAGCAGAAAATCAAAGCGATTTTATGATTCGTTGCGTTCCGATGCTTATGCCTTATCACGATAAAAACCAAGCAATAGCTATTTGTTATGATGCTTTTAAAAAAAATAAGAAATGAGAAAGATTTTAGTATTCTTTTTTATTTTATTAATCTATGGTTGCGCATCAACAGAGGTAGGCTTTACCTTTGTAAAAGTATTAGGGGTAACTAATCAAGGAGATACAATTCTAATTGATGTAAATTCTTTAAGACCAAAAGTATATAATAACTATTATTATAGAAATTCTTATAATCAACACCCTTACAATTATTACAATAATCCTCCTGTAATAATTAGACCATATAAACCAAAACCAAACAGACCTGTCATAATAACACCTATTAAAATAAAACCTACTATAAATAATAATTCTGTTTCTGCTCCATTAGTTAAACAAAAAAAAGAGAATTAAAATGATACAAGATTATAAAACATTATTTATAAATATGGGAACTTTAGGTATATCATTAACTGATATAGATATAATACTTAAAATCGCACTTTTGCTTATAACCATTGGATATACTTTACAAAAATGGTATTTAATGAATAAAAACAAAAAGTAATGTCTAAAGCTTTAGAACTTGAGGAATCCTCTAAAATACAACTTGATTTAAAAAGTTTAATTGGAATTATAGTTGGTATATTATCTATTGCAGGAGTTTGGTTTACATTAACAGCAGAGATAGCCACACTACAAATGGACGTAGCTAGATTGCAATACAACCAAAGTTTAAATGATGAATTTAGAATTAAATGGCCAAGAGGAGAATTAGGTGCTTTGCCAGCAGATGGAAGACAAGACTTGAAGATTGAGTATATGGAAAAAGAAATAGAGGAAATATATTCAGTTTTAAAAGAAATTAAATAAAAAATACAATGACAAAAAACTTTACTAAAGAAGAATTTGATTGTAACTGCGATTGTGGTGTTTGTGAAATGCCTATAAATGTATATCATAATATTGTTAAAGTTGCTAATCAATTACAAGTATTAAGAGATGAGTTAAAAAAGCCTATACACATTAATTCTGCATATAGGTCAGAAGAATATAATGCAAAGGTAGGTGGCGTTAAAACCTCACAACATATAATGGGTAAGGCTGCTGATATTGCAATAAAAGGATTATCTCCATTAGAAGTATATAAGACAATAGAAAGACTTATAGAAAACGGAGATATGTTACAAGGTGGATTAGGTTTGTACGATTCTTTTGTACATTACGATATAAGAGGAGAAAGAGCTAGATGGGATTATCAAAAAAAATTATAATATGTTTATAGGCTTTAGTTTTATTATTGAAAGAGGTTTAATGTTAGGTTGGGAATATCATCCAGCATTAGATGAAGAAGACAATGAAGAACTGAATTTTTACTTAATATTTATTTGTTTACATTTTAAATGGGGTTATGGCGAAGAAATTTAAAGATACAAAAGTAGGTAAATTTTTACTAAACAATGGTTCTGGCATAGTTAATACACTAGGAGATGCATTACCTTCTAATGGCATTTTAGGTATTGTTAAAGGACTTATAGACAAAGATGAGTCATTACCACCAGAAGACAAAGAAAAAGCCTTAAAACTACTAGAAATGGATATGGTAGAGATGCAAGAGGTAACTAAACGATGGGAAGCAGATTTAAATTCTGATAATAAACTCTCAAAGAATGTTAGACCACTTACATTAATATTCTTTTCAGTTGCTTATGTTATAGGTTGGTATTTAGATTATTCTTTAGAAAACATTACTGGACTATTGTCTTTAATAGTCGGTGCTTATTTTGGTGGAAGGTCTTACGAAAAAACTAGAAGGTAGCAAAATAAATTTGAATATTATTCATATATCTTTATAATTTAATATTTATAATAATTTTAATATATATATATTTATAAAAATGATAATAATAATTTAAAAATTTCAAATGTATTACTTTTTTTTTAAATAAAAAAATGTTATATTTATACTATGAACATAGGAGTAAAAATTAGAAGACACGAAAACCAATCTGAATACTACGATTTAAAACTATCTACATACAAAGAAACGATAGAAGGTAAATTCAGTAAAGAAGATTTACGTTACTTAATACAGCAAATAGACAACGAGATAATATAATGCCTAAAAAACCATCAAGAAAAAGTATAGTAAAAAAACTTGATAAGGTATTTAGCCAATATATAAGAAGAAGATTTGCAGTAAATGAAATTGCTAAAA